CTGGGAGCACACTCAACAGGAGATACCAGCTTGTCGAAGGACGCGCCGAACGCCTTGAAAACGTTTCTTATCGCAGTGACACCGGTACGCCAAGGCTTGCTAGGGTCATAGCCGAATGAGATATTGGCCGCGTAGCAGACAACTGTCGCTCCGAGCGGGGCGTTGTCCAAGTCGTAGTCTATCGGAAAGTTCTCAGGGTCAATTCGTAGTGTCAGCGCTAGCCTAGGCAGGCCCTTCTGAGATAGAGCGCTCTCTACCTTGACACATTCCGCATTGTATTGACCAGCAGGTAGAAGTTCCATGTCCGGGATGTCTGCCCATGAGGAAAACTCCGGATTAGTGAAAGCGTTATCAGACATGTCATTCTCTCTTTCTGTGATGGTATCTAACACTTGTGTTAATTGTTACGGTGACTTTATCTTTCCCTCCCTCTTCCATTGTTGATGCCACTTATCTAACGTAGCCCCTATCCCTGTCTCCTGATCGTAGTCCCACAGGAATTTACGCAATTTATCTGAAAACATTCTAGTCTTCATTGGTTGTATTTCACGCGCCGTTCCTGGAATTAGCGTGGGAGCCAGATATATAGTTCTACGTCCGGTACGTGGCTGACGATCCATATACCAGCATTCAGATAGATAACGTAAGGCATTCGTAGGCAAATCTCCACCTAATGAGATGGTTTGCCCTATAAGTTCAGGTTCATCGCCCATCTTATCCGCTCGTTTATACTTATTCTTTATATGCGCCGTAAATAGACAATGAGTTCCGGTTCTTGCGGTTGTAGTCAATAGATTGTGGAATAACAATTCCATGTACCGCGTACGTATTCCGTATGATTGCATTCCTGGGGCCTCGATTGTTGGCGCTGTTCCACCCTTAGCCATTGTTTTGGTTACAATAACACCTTGCATTAATGCCTGTGATGCGAATTCAGTTAATGAATCGCATATTAACGTTTGTATTCCTTTCTCCACGATTGTGCTCGATATCTCTTTGTATATACTTCCATCCAACTTGGATAACTGCGCCGTTACAGACGTAGGCAATTGGTGCATTCGAACTATGTGAATGTCTGGCGAAGGAAGTATTGACGCTTCTCCATCGGGATCGAACATTAGAACGAGGATTGGCTTCGGTGCCGTGCAAAGTAATACAGTTTTGCCAACTCCTCCTGCTCCCCATACCAACATGTTTATGCGGTAGTCTTTAGGCGTCAGTTCCTCTACAGGTAGTCCCGCTATCTGCAACGTCGTCACGATTTGGTTACCATGTCTTCGAGCGATTTAATCACCGCCTTATAGAAAGCAAGCTCGATGCTATTGTTACAATCTGTCAGTTTCTCAGGACGTTGATCACTCGTCATCCGAGTGACCCACTCGTCATGTCCTTTCTGTGCGTCTTCCTTTGTATTATACGCCTCAACGATTATCCAACGTCCCTCTGCATAATCAGGGTGTCGTATTCCAGTCTCGTACGGACGTTTACCGTCCCAATTGAGCACGGTATCAATCACTCCTCGATCGTCATCAAATTTCGTATTTGCCACAAGTCGCTGTTTGTATGAGTAGATGGCGTATAGGTCCGCTGTATAGTCATTCATCGACATCAACTCTTACTCCTTATGAGATTTGATTGCTCCATCAGTGACTTTGCTAGCGTCCGCAATACATTTATTCCCTCCCCGCCTTGATCGCCGCATCCAATATCTCTTTACTACTGGCGGTATCCAACAACCAAGTTTCGATAAACGTCAACGCATTAGCCCTTCCTAAGCTTGATACCGCTTCTGACAATGCACAATCTAGCAGGCATAATATGCGATCGCGCTGTGAGGAATACAGCATGCGTACAACGCCTATGACGCACATTCTTGCGTGCACCCATGTCTCGTCATTTTCATCCATCACAATCACTCCTTCCTCAATGGATCCCAATTACGGTCAATCATCTGCTCTTTCACTATACTTTCTCTATCCTCTTCCACTGGATTGACGCACAATTCCACAAACTGACATGGCTTCATATACGCATTACAATGTGAATGCCTCATTGGAGCATTCCACGGTTCGGATGCATAACACTGTGCTATTTCTATGTTGCGTATGCAGAAGTCAAGGAAGTGTTGGATATGTGATGGCCCTCGTTCGAATGGCCTACGTTCTGTTGATGGCGTAGTGCCAGATTTGATAAGTGGAATTCGTAGTGCTTCTACTTCCACATAGTTTGCTATAGCGCCATCCGGATATAAACATCGTAACGCCATTTGATATCCAGTGGTCTGTGGAGATAGCAGATGCTGTATCCAATATGTTTCGTTTATATACAATCCAGTTGTCTTATAATCCAGTGGAAGTAGTTCGCCATGAACGTTATACTTCACTAAGTCAATACGTCCCACATAGCGAAATGTCAACTCCCGACTTTCCATGTGCGTCACAGGCATTGGCCTGCTACCATGGACCAATTTGCTGGTGGTATATTCGATTGATATTGTCATGTCGAATGGCATTTCTACTGCAACAATGTCATGCTCCTTAGTCTGAAGCATAGACCAATGTCTGCATACCTCTTCAATATTTTTTATCGTTCTTCGATCATTATTGGGCTCATCGTAGTAATCCGACGTATGTATGGTCGATAATGCGAATAGCAATCGCCTATTAATATCGTCGATGCCAGGCGATTGCTCGCATATATTTTGCATTTCCGCAAATCGTGTGGTGCCAAACACGCATTCTAACGCTTGTGGTGGCAACATCCAACCATTCCACGCTGCGCAGAATTCGTGCACAACTGTCCCCGCCTCCAATGCCACCTCACGATCGACAAATGGCATTTGTTTCTTGGCTATATAAAGTAGGCTTCCTTTTCTATTGCATTGATCTATTTCATTCAATGTCGAATAATCATACCAAGGTAACGTATCATCCGTCGTTGGTGATATTGTACAACGCGTTACATGATATTTCATTCCCGTCACCTTGCTTTCACATATTTCACGATTGCATAACCCTCAGCGAATTCCGCCAGTCGTCCTTTGTCCGAGGTCCATTCGATATCACGTTCATCGTCATTTTCGTCGAACGGTTGCGTACCCTCTGCTATCAACCAGATGGTCATTGGTGCGTGGCGCAATCGAGTGTAATCACTCATTTTCATAAAATCCAATCATCCCACCACTTCGTCATCAGTCACACCTTCATTCCAAACACATCTTCTAACATCGCATACGCTTCTGTCAAGTACTTATCTACCTTCTCGATCACCCTCATCAACTTCGCCAATTGTCTGTCATGCGCTGATCGTATTGGCCCGTGCTTCATGGTATCAATCTTACCACGGATCGCACGTGTCGCTATGTCAAGTGTTTCCCTTCTTCGTCGTAGTTCTGCTATGAACGATACCTGTTCGTCCAACGTCATCTCATCTAATGTCACGCGATGACAGTGCGTGTCATCGGACATTTATGATTTCCTTCTAAAGCGCGATATCGAACATCGCTGTTAACTTAATCGTTCGTTTTACCAACAACTCCGGTGACGCATTCCCTGTAAGTGGTTGTTAGCGAATTGACTACTGCCTTCGCCACGAAGTCGAATGGTAGTGGATGGTGCCTGCGTCCCAATTGCACTGGCACCTTCGTCATTGCTGCATCATCGATGTTAACCTTCCTACCGCCACAATAGAGGTATAACCCATCGAATGACATATCTTCGTTCCTTTTTAGCACCGTTTAATCGTAACCGTGGCAACGCGGTGCATCATGCGTTGCCACTTTTCGTCGCCTTGGCAACTACTTAGGCACGTTGAGGCTACAAGATCTTGAACATCCTCACACGTCGGCACGTCACCAGCGAAATCTTCAGGATTGAACGAAACTGAAACGATGTACGCATATGTTACCTCTTTATTCCTTCTCCACAATCCTAATCTATGCGCTTTACTCATAACAGCATTCACCGATACGCCCAATCGCTCAGCAATCACTGTCGTCGTCGTTGTACCCCATAACGCACGTAGTCGTGCTACTTTTATGTCTGTCCATGATGTGTTCCGAGGCATTCTTACCTCCTCTTTCAATCCGCTTTCTTCTCCGCATCAATTACCTCCCGTGCGGATGCGATCGCGGATTTATACGTATTAGCCGATCCTATACGACGAAATGTGACCCTCCGCGTTATATGAACGATCCAATCGTAACACTTACATTCAGTATTCCATATTATTTCATACGTCACTCCTCTGTATGCCGATACCTCATGCCTAGGCGTCGCTGTGAATGGTGTTACTCCCATGACCGCGTATCTAACGTTTGTTCAGTGATTTTCGTCATTCCATGCGTTATTGACCGTTTTGCTATAACACTGCGGAACTTTGTAGCAGCGTCGTAAGTCGAGAAATACATTGTTTGCACGTCGCCATTACCCCCTTCTATTATATACCATACCTTGAATATGGTATTGTTATCGCATATCATTCTTCACGTGCCTTTTTCTGCTTCTCTGCACTCAGTTTCTCGATCACAATCTTCGCAAGGAGCATCCTCTTGTCTTTATCATCCGTCTCAGCGACAATTGAAATCAACTCCATTATCGATTCCAACAAGCTCAGCGCGCATTCGTTCGTCATATTTATTCTACCTCATCGTTGGGCGCATAACCTGCTTTAGCTATGCGCCCAATTATGTCTAGTTACACGGACGGTTTTTCATCAGGAGGTGTTAAAAGATAGTTGACTATCGCCTGCATAAGAAGTGTTGCATGTAACGGGTTTTCGAACCTTATAAGTAGATCACCGCCAGGCATATCTGATGCTGTCTCCATGTACACGTATGGACCTTCATTATGTAAGTATAGCTCTATACTAAGTATTTGGCCAGTAGCCTCCGTTAGACGATCTATCGTAGACTTAGCAGTAGCTGCGATGTCGGTCTTCGTAACCCCGGTGATGTAGGAGCAACTACGGGTGCCGTCTTCGTTTAGTACACTAACGTGCATTTCCATCTCATTCCATTTGTATACGATCATATACTGTCTCCATTGGATCATCCCTTCACCAAGTACTGCAATGTATCCTTGATCCTATAGAATAGCAAGTAGTATACTGTGGTAAGCTTGGATATAAGTTATTGTTATAAGTCGTACAATGCATACGCGCACCGATGTAGTAACAACTGGTTTCAGTTGCCATGGCTGAAACCGTGCTCATCAGTAACAGCGCCAACGCCAACCCCGTCATCGGTCTGTTCATCTTCACTTCTTTCTTCGCTTCTTATGCTTTCTAGCAACGCTCATCGCAATCGCTATAGCCTGCTTTTGCGATTTGCCGGCTGCTATCTCGGTTCTGATGTTTTGGCTAATGACCTTTTGACTACTACCCTTTTTCAGTGGCATCGAGTTTACCTCCTTCTCGTTCTTCTGTCAAGCGATGCTCCAATGTGTTAATACGATGTGCTAAATAAATAAGCATACGCCGTTCATATTGATCTAACGGGGCTTCGATAAGTTGTTTGTATTCATCATTCATCACCATGATCCTCATCCAACAGTTCATCTATGGTTACATCCCCCGCCTTCAGAGCCCGTAACAAGCATTGCACCATCACCGATGAGTGATAACGGGCTCGTATTGCTCGCCGGTGGTAGTTGCAGACATGCTCAGAACGGCCAATGATTTTGCCCGTATCCCAGCATGACTTGCCTTTAGACCACCAGAATAGCGCCTCACGCTGTCGTTTAGTAAGAGGCATTCGCTCGTTTGACTATTCTACATACGTAATGACAAACACTGCTTCAGGGGCATCAAGCCAAGCATCGTCACTGTCGAGAACATCAAGTTCATCGCAAAATGGCTGGTCTAGCTGCACGCCTTCGAAATGTTTGTTACGTCGAATTCACGTGTTCGTATATCCATGATCACCACCCAAGCGTAATCATACACTATAATGAGATCGTCCTTGTGTATTATGAACGCCCTCGGAAGTAGATCAGGATCGCCTGGATAGTGTAGAACGTCATCATCTGAGAGCGTGAAACCCTTCATTGGACGCCATCCGTATTTCTCCGCGAACTGTTCTTTAGCGCTTCGCGGGTCTTCTACGTTGAGGTATGTCGGGATCAGTCCTAATATCGGGATCAGTCCTGGACAGTTCCAGTATGCGCTGTCGACGACCCACACATCATTCATGATTTCGGAGAGGAAGAAGGATTCCATCGGATTACGAACTCCCCTTTGGACTGATCTCCAATACCTTTCTACTATCTGGGATAACTGTTGGGCCTTTAGTCGCAATATATTCATCAATCATCTTGCGTTCTTCGTACGTGATCGTATCATGCCTACTACATGCATAACGTGAGAAATTCATCATTTTACGCTGATAATTTCGTGCCACTTGCCACCTTCCTTCGTATATGTCAGAAGAAACCATTCTTCATCTTCTCCCATCCACCACGTTCGATCATTTCTTTCGTCGTTCCACCAATGCGTAGTGCTTAGGATATACGGATCAAACCATCCAAGTAAAACGATACCCTCAAATGTATCGTTCACCACATCGCCAAGCTTCTCGTAAACACGACTTGGAATGTCCCAGTTACTAGCGTCTAACTCACCATATAGACCGTCTATGCCAGTCTCTCCTTCGCTCGACCATAGGAAGCACCCAAATCTTAGGTCGTTATGTTCGATGATCTTCACTCTTCGCTCCTCGATCTAACAATACGACTATTACTCCTATCACGATAAAACTACCTAAGCCGATTATAAGTAGAAGGAATATGAGTGCCATCGACATTCGACACCTCCTAAGGATCGAACTCTCCTAATTCTAACCACCGATAGGGCATCGCAAGGCCTTCTACATATGCCATGTCGTATGCGTCCTCTAAATCGGGGAATACGCCCCGAGTATATGGAAAGTGCATGGCGAGACCATGCGTCCCGTCATGCCATCCCATTTCTTGGATCTTTTCTAGGCTTTCTTGTTCAAGCATTTAGCTATTTCCTTCTCCGCATTTTTAGCTATTTCCTCCTCTAAAGTCATCTCCCAACGCGCTATTAGCTTATACCACCCTCTTATTATATCATCCCACGGTTCTACCTCCTCCCCATTGGCGCGCCGGTCACGTAGACGGTTCTCCAACCGTTTCATTCGCGCTATGACGCGGTCTAAGTTCCGGGCGATATCCACGGTCTTATCAAGCATCGCTCATTCTCCTTCTTCGATCAGTGGTAATAGCGGTTCTATCCGCCATAGTTCGTTGAGAGCAGCTTCGACAGATTGAGAGCACGGCCCGTCAGCGCCCTCGGAGAAGTAGATCTCCCGCATAACTAAGCAGTGCCATTCCCGCATGCTTAACATGAAACTCACCATCCTTTCGTGCATTATGATATAGATCTTTTTCTTTTATCATACCAATGAATATTTTGCAACGCTGTTATGCTCACTTAATATCTCACACGCACGTGATAGAAAGCGAATGAACGGTATCAACATTATATTCTCTTTCACTTAATATCTCACCAGCCAACACGCAAGCAATACAAACGCTGTGCTCATGCGGGGGGTATAGTGAGAAATGATACCGATTGTATATGAACGAGACCCATATTATCCTAGGCGAATGTTTGATCGACAACTCGATAGCGTGCTGTCTCCACACCTCTCCACCTCCGTACTCCATCTCATTGTGTCATGAGAAGGAATATATCACACATTCGCACTCTTGTCAAGTGCTAACTTTTGCGGTCGATAAAACTAACACGGTATCATTTCCTCTTGACAGTGTGCGGTGGTAGTGGCATACTCCGTATTGATGATTGATGGTGATCATCATAGGAAATGGAGAAAGATGGATGTCTAAAGCTTACAATGACGACTTCATCGACATTGCGACGAAACTTATATACGTAATCGCTGATCATGCGGTCACAGACGGCGAACGTAAGAACGCGATCGACGCATTTGTGACGCGATGCAAAGCGGAGGGTATCCCTTCGTTGGATCGCTGCCAGCATTTGCTCGCCACGCTTAAGATCGATGCAGATATCAAGGCTAGCGCGCTACGTCACATTATAGACATGTGGCCGGTTGATGTCTATGATCGTGCAGGAGCGGCAGCAGTCGATGCACTCGGATCGGCCGGCGTGAACACCAAGCAGGCCGTTGTATCGCTGATCGGCGCTATCCGCGATGCACTAGCCAGTGAGCCTAACTGGGCTCGTGCGCGGGCTGCGGAGGCCCTTGGATACGTCCCTGGCCGCAAAGGCAAGGACAGCTACTCCTGGACGCGCTTTTTAGAAGAGAAAATGCCGCTCACCCATTCGCACTACGTCAATAGACGTGTTGATATTGGAGGCGAAGGTGCGGCGAACGAAATGCGTCGGCGTTTTAGACTGGCGTTCGGTGCGTTCTTAATCGGCAGAGATGATGTAGAAATCACGCCTACTACGCTCCGTCATGAGGAACGTATCTATGACAGCGTTGCGCGTGACAAGATGGGCGAAAAGACGGGATCGCTCGACACGTACATCTGTGAGCAACTAGGTATCGAACGGGTTGTTAGAGTGCGTGCGCAGAGACCCGCAAAGGAAACCACGCAGCAGAACGTTGAAGTCGGGACGTTCGCTTTGCTCGCTATTCGCCTGATCGACCATATCAATGGCAAGAGCTATGCGGACGATAACGGCAATCCGCGGCCGTTCGGGGGTGAAGATGCGGAGATTGCGAAGTTACTCGTTGACGTGGTCAAAGAGCACATGCCTACTGTAGTGCGACGTAAGCGCGCATAAGGTCTCCATGAGCCATCTTCGGATGGCTCTTTTTTTGCCCTCTAATGTTTGCAATCCACATATGCAGTCAAGCGCCTGGAACAATGGATTAAAAGGTAATATATTAAGAGTGATGGAAGGTGACTGCCCTACACGGACAGCGGCCCGCTGACGCGCCAGTAAGCGTAAGCTGCAGACCCCGTGGGTAAGTAAAGCCGGCTACGTGAAGGTGGCAGATCGCCCGGTCTTCACCTTCCATCATGACGCTATTTCGCTCCTGAGATGCCGCCATTTCCATTCTATGATGACGTAGTTTTGCGTCAATGATGACGATGGTGTGTGAGGTGTTCAACGAGGCCAAAATCGAGGTAAGAGGTTGAAATATTGATGGGATGGTGCGTGGGATGTGGGGGGAGAGGGGGAGGGGAAGTTGAAATTTAATTTCTGTTCATTCTCGATCGGTCCATATTGGGTCCGGCATGAAGAACTCTTCGTTTTTGGTCATTGCTCTGAATTCTTCCATTCCCCACACCAACTCCAGCCATAAACCACGGGCCATATTGGTTGGTCATTCAGTGTGAAAAGTGGAGGGAAACGCCGGCATGCGCCCCGTGTGTCTTGTTGCTCTGGTCTGTCGGGCATGAAAAACTTGCAAGTCCGGCAGTGCGGCCAAGACCGACGCTCTGTAAGAGCGTCAGTGCTTGGGTCAGAGAAATCCGTCATGCTTACCTCCTAGCGGCCAGCCTAATGCTTCAGCGCCTCTGCCATTGAGTATGCCAAATTTAATTTCTGTTATCATTCATTATCACGCGAACGCATTTCTTGTTCATCTTAATATGGGGTACAATAATATCCTAATATGGGGTACAATAATATCCCCATTTATGAGACTCCCCAATATGGGGTACAATAACAACATCCACCGTGCTTCCATTCCACTGTCATATGTTGGAATGGCTTATATGTGTAACACATGCGCATGGCCAATGCATTGGTGGGTCAATGTCAATGCATATGTGCGCGCCCCACACCTCATGTTCCCCAAAAATATTTCGACATCACGCAATGTATTCAATCTAATGCTCTCCCGTTTATATAAACATCTTCTACTTCTACATTCATTGGCAAATCATCTTCATCCACTTTGAATTTGCATATGATTACAATACTAACATCTTTATTGTCCTTACATACACTAAACACCACTCCTACATTATATAAACCATCGTCTATCCGTACCCATTCCGATTTCGGTGTGGTGAGCACTAACGATTTAGCTATACGTTCTAATGATAAACGCATTTCATTGCTCCATGTCTTCATGACAGGTGAATAACGCTTTACACCATGGTGCTAGTGGATATCCTGGATAATTGCGATAGAATATCACCAATCCGATGTAATGACCGAGATCATTCGCATATCTATACATATGCGCTCCTGTTGTCCATACATCATCAATGATCAATGTGGGATCGTCATAATCATGCGTAGAATATGCCTCCAAATACTTCCCCACCCTCCTACCACCACTAGGAATGCACACAATAGAAGAGAATTTACCCAACATCGGTAACGCCATTAATGCATGAGATTTAACACTTTCTTCATCGAATGCTTCATATTCGATCTTATGCTTTAGATTGATTCCAGATGATGAAATGAATTCATTAGATGTGAATGGATACAACTTGACATTAGCCATGGAATGCTCCCCTCGGATATAACACAGTGTTAGTTTCACCCCTGCCGCCCTCCCTCGACCTCGACCGCATGCTGTTTATATTATATATACCCTCACACGAGCATGTGATAGTATATATATCCCGCCCGCAACCACCCTACGAGGGTAGCACATGAACCTCATACCTGTCAACCCCTGGCAAGACACTACCCGCCCTGGCACCGAGCGCATCGCGTGCTTTTTTGAAGAATTAAGATACAATCAAACATTACGTGATAGTGTTAATGAATATTTACAAGCACGCATTAGAATAATAAATGACACATCATGTCATAACTGGATTGGTCCATTTGATAGGAAAGGAATTCCTAGAATGAAGTTTCAGAACATGCGTATATCTCCAATACGAACAATCGCTGTATTAGCGGGCATTGAACTAGATCCCACAAGACCATGCCGTCAATTTAGACGTATGTGTGGGAATGTATACTGCGTCAATCTCGAACATATGACGGTGTCCTGATATGTATATCGACGTGCCAAACAAATTCGAACATGTTACTACATCTCCACAGCTTGCTGGCTTGTTAGATAATGACTTCAATTATCTATCGAACATACTCGCAAATCCACATTACATCCCACGAGTGGTATCCGATCTAGGTACTACCAATGAATTAGTCATAACAATTGACACCAATTCACAACCACTGACCTATCCATTATCATTATTGGTAATCCCCGCTCACAACAACACGGGAGCTACTACGATAGAGATCAATGGAGGGGGCGTAGTCACCATAAAACGTCAAACATTGGGCATTGTAGAAGACTTACTTCCAGATGATATCGCACAGGGCATTCCAGTAAACATCGTACTAACAAGCTCCTCCTCCGCATATCTGATAAGCCCTGCAAATCGCCCGCAGGTATACATAAGCGATGACATCGCTCCAGTCGTTGGGGCACAGATAGTCATAACGCACGGCCTTGGCGTTATTCCACATTATTGGCGCATCGACCTTGTGTGTGTAATCGCCCAATTCGGCTATAATGAAAATGATGTATGCCCGGATGCCGTCTATTCTCTTAACGGCGCTGAAAATGCCGGCATTCAGTGTACGTCCGCCACGACTACGACGATTACGTTTCGAATTCCAAACATATGGAATGGACTCAGAGTTTTAGACCCAACGGATGGTACTTGGCACTGGACTACATTAGCGAATTGGACGATGCGCTTTAACATATGGCGATTTAGATGAGGACATTGCGATGCGGTGGTCTAATGCATTCTATGACTTCATAGATAAACTCCAAATCGACTCTAAGGAATTAGGCAGGGTACGTCTACGTGATGTTCTATGGGGAACTCAGTCATATGTATTAGATGAAATCGCATCTGGATTGGACGATGGAGTCAGATGTTTCTACATCCTAAAACACCGACAAGGTGGGATATCCACCATCACTCTCGCATTAGATCTATTTTGGTGTTTCTATCACGACGCATTACAAGGAGCGATTGTAACAGACAAAGACGCACCAACAAGAGAGAACTTCCAAGCGATATTGCGTAGATTTCTCGCCTCTCTACCCAAGAACTACAAACAGCCATTAGTGAAGGACAATCGTTCCCTCATGATGTTTGCACGAGGATCACGCCTTGCATTCCTCGTGGCGGGTACGAAGAGGAACAATCCAAATCTCGGCCGGTCAGTCGGGCTCAACTTCATTCATGGCACTGAATGCGCATTCTGGGGAGATCAAGTCGGTCTCGCCTCATTAATGTCGTCACTCGCTGAGACTGCTGAGAATAGGTTATACATATTCGAGTCTACACCGAACTCCTTCAATTCCTATTACGAAGCATGTCAAACAGCGAAAATATCATCCGTTAAGAAATACATATTCGTTCCATGGTGGAGGAAGGAGACATTACGCATTCCAAAGTCTGATCCTAGATTTGCTCAATACATGAGTGAGGCGTACTCTGAGTATGAGCAAAAACAAATAGATAACGTGAAATCTGAATGGGGATATACGATAATACCAGAACAAATTGCATGGTACAGATGGAAGTCAGAGGAGGAAATATCCGATCCCAAGATAATGCACCAAGAATTCCCCTTCAATGATGAAGAAGCTTTCATCATGTCAGGGAGTCAAATCTTTGACAATACTAGATTAGAGCAAGTCGTGTCGCCGGCATTACGAACATCATTCAAAGCATACCGTCATTCCGCCGGTGACGATTTCTTATCATGTACGTTACATCCTGTATCAACCGTCGATAACGCCGATCTACGTATATTCGAAGAGCCATCCCCGCATGGGTATTACGTAATCGGCGCTGATCCATGTTACGGTTCATCTCCTTCTAGAGATGCCGGAGCTGTTCAAGTACTACGATGCTATGCTGATAAACTAATTCAAGTAGCAGAATTCGCCAAGCACGGAATTCCAACATACCAGTTCGCATGGATCGTACTTCATCTCGCAGGGGTATACCGAGCGATAGTTAATTTAGAAGTAAATGGTCCTGGTATGACTGTGTTTGACGAAATGAAAATGATTAAGACATTATTACATCAAGGCAAGGTGGAGTTATACGACGATAAAGTTGATGATGTAATACGCAAGACGGTATCATCCGTTCGTTGGTACCTCTTTACTAGACCTGACTCATTGTATGGATCACCGGCATACCACTGGAAGACAACGCAAGAAACAAAAGAACGCATGATGGCATTATATATCGGTGCGTTCGAACGAGGCATGTTACAGATCAATTCTGTTCCATTATTGCGTGAGATGCGTACGTTGATCCGCGACGATGATACAGGATCAATAGAAGCGTCATCTAATCATTACGACGATCGCGTTATGTCTATGGGAATGGCCGTACAAGCGTGGCACGATCACTACCGCAAGAAGCTAATCCGAGAGGCTAGAACGCTAGCATCCGAAACTGAGCGGACAGCTAAACTATCCAAGACGCCATCGAACAACATGGTGCAATATCATGTCGAAGAATATCTCAAATCCATTCCTCAACGTGACGCGTATAGACAAATGGTCACTTCCAAAGGTGCGGCCTATGCCTCTCGCTGGCATAGAGAGGGATAAAGAGGACCCAATACCATGGCGATATTGCGAACTTATATATGCGATGAATGTAACATTCGCTTCGACTCATTCGACGAGATGACATATGTAATATGCCCTAATGGTGAATGTACGTCACATGCTAAGAAAACACGCCCAAAGAAAGCCATAACCGCTCCGCACGTGCATACGAAGCGTAGATCTAAGAGGAAGGAAATTCAAGAGCAATTCTCTAGAATGTCTAAATACGACGTAATAGACTTCGCACAGGAAGTCGTATCGCGTGAGTGCGGCATGACGGACTTAAATACGAATTCTCGTGAAGGAGATATCGCTGCCATTCCAGCGTATGAACCAGGAATGACCGAAGCCTTCTTCGGCGCTAGTGACCAAAATCCGACAGCATCGTTTATGCACGATGTTAGCAATATACCACTTGAGTCCCTTAGGCAACAGATGGTGGCTGACGGTGTGGGCAACTCAGCATTGGACGCTGCACAAGAAGGGGCAAAACAGAGGTTCGATGCTATCACTAATCACGCGCGCAATAATATATCGCCCAGGGATAGCGCCTACGTTAATGACATACACGACATGAAAGCCAAACGCGATGCTCATACCAAGCGGTAATGCTAGAAACAAGCATAAAACAGAACAATTCTTATTCGATTTAGTTCAGAAATGTAGAGAGGGATTAAACAATCGTGTTGAGTTCTATCGCACTGCTATGGCATACTACGAGCATGGTAAGAAGGAGATCGACCCAACACCTGCGCAATACAACTTACTCGCAACCAACACAGACAAGCTGACATCATTCTTACACTCTAAAGAGAATGTCAGACTAACCATCAGTCCAGTAGACTCATCAAACATCGCAGCAGTCAAGCGTGCGTCAATAGCGACGAGGGCGTTAAATTCTTCCTACAAGTCAACATCAATGGCGGATATTGTCGCTACCGCAGTGAAGTTGGGTACGATCCTATCCAATTGTTTCGGTGTCGTGGATATAAAATCCAGCAACTCCATCCAACCACGCATCGTTCTTCCCACCGAAATGTCTCTATATCGTGATGATGTGCTAGACATATCCGATCAGGAGGCATTCGTTCATACATGCGTAGTTGATAAACATGAAGTAGCACGCGCAATCCGTGGACTTCCTAATGAAGAGGAACTGGACAAATCTCTCCGTCGTATGGCACGCGATCGTCAAGCTGATGATGGCATGACACTCGCCACAACAGTTGGAAGAATTGTCTTATCTCAAGTCACACCGACAGTGCGTGGTAATGTGGATTGGCCAGGCAACGCGTTCAATCCCTACCGACGGAACACGGTCCATGACGCATTGCTTCTACATAAGATATGGATATGGGACGATGAACGTGATGAAGGACGTGGTGATTATTCACAATTCTTATTCATCGAACCCGACATCATCCTACGTGGTAAGTATAAACGAGTTAATCCATTCTATCCAAAACATCAGCCATACTTCCATGTAGTTCCATTTGAACGCCCTGGATATGCGTATGGCACATGCATTCCGCAACGCGCATGGTTATTACAAGACAGAATTAACGAACGAGTGGAACAGATATGGCGATTGCAAGACTTGAACGTGGATCACTCATTTGCACTTTTAGGCGCAATGGATGATCCTGAAGAAGTGAAGAAGGTAATCAATACTCCTGGTGCTATATGGATTAACGAGACCGCTACTGCAAAGGTACAAGACATCACCCCACCGTTGCCGATAGATGTATACGATGAATACAAAAAGTTAGAGGAGATGATTGCCACGCAATTCTGGCTGAACGATCTCTTGCAAGGCAAAGGTGAGACCGGTGTCCGCTCTCGGTCTCATGCGACACTATTATCTCGTATGTCCGCTGGTCCTATTCGTGACGCAGCACTATCCCTAGAACCTCAGATAGCACGTGCTGGTGATGTATTATTCAAAGCTAAACAGAAGACAGATAAGACAGTCTACCGAGTAGACGATGCTGGAGAAGATAGATTTCTCCTCGGGCAATTCGACTATGACTATTACCTTGAAGTAGATGCACATTCCACATCACCGGTATTCTTGGAAGAAATTGAAGACAAACTGTTTGAATTGCACACTCGCCAGGTGATTGATGGAGTGGCGCTATTGTCTGAGATTTCAGTACCTAACAAGGATCAGCTAATCGTGTCCTTAAAGGAGCGCATTCGTAACGCACAACAGCTGGAGACCCAATCGCAATCCGCACAACAGTCAACGCGTGGATGATCAACACATTATGTCTTATACTTATAGAGTACGTTGCCTTGTCTTCTCTCGCATGTCGATAGGCGACGTTATCTAACACTGTGTTAGATGTCACACTTAAACGATGGAGACAACACAATGGCGCGCCGTCGTCGGGGCCGTAGGGGCCGTAAGTAATGCCGAAGACCGTGAAGAAAGCCCGTAAGGGGCGTAAATCACGTAAATCACTTGGCAAGTGGAGTAGCTGACCGTGGATGCTCTCGGCGGCATGGCTCCCTCGCCTGGTGGTATTGGAGCACTTTCTCAACCTCAAGGACAAGGCGAATTAGCCGCCGGAGCATCTTCTATTCGTCAAGCTATGACGTTACTAGAAGGGCAGCTTCAAATATATCAATCACAACCAGATGCGTATGATGCGATTGTTAAAGCGCTACAAGCGCTGAGCAAGGTATTCAAGACTGACGCTTCTACAAATCAACTAGATGCCGCCGGATTGCGCGATCTAATTGCTCAAGCGAGCCGAGCAGCACCAGTCCCAGGAATGCCCGCTGGCCCGTCGCCTAATCCACAGCAACAACAAATGATGGCTTCCCCACAATGAGCAAGGACATTCTCTTCCCATCGCCATCTGAACCCATCAGTGGTGATGCACAGATCAACCAAGTTCATGACGTATCCGCTGAACTTATGACCACGCCTAACGTCATCACTGCATCTAACATCGGCCGTCCTGGTAAGATGTCAATCAAGCCCGTTGGAGATGGTCGATAATCCATGCCCGACGATACCCCCCTAACGTATGAACAAAATGCCGGCGCTTTATTACGCAAGATGATGCGGTCATCGCATCGAGATACGGTATATGAGATCGCTAAGGAATTATCACCAAACGATTTCACCGTAGACCCACATATCGAGGCTGTGCGAGATGTCAAAGCGGAAATCGCCTCATTCAAAGAAGAGCAAAAGCGCGAACGTGAAGCACGAGAACTTGCCGAATACCAAACGCGCATTGACACGCAACGTGCGCGGCTTAAGCGTGAAGGATACGCAGACGACGGGATAGAGAAGATCGAAGCGTTAATGAAAAGCGAACAAATCGGATCGTATGATGCAGCACAAGCATTATATGAAAGACGATATCCTAGTAGGAAGGACGACGAAATCCCCGCGTACGATACGCGTTCCGTGTTCGATGTTGGAATGGGCGACACGGATAAGGAGTCAGCTAAGGAATTATTCGCAAATCCCGATCGCTGGTTGGATAGACAACTCAGGACCATGAAATTCTAAAGGACAAGCACACATGCCCCTCTCTGGCACTGGCATAGTCCCCGCATCGGGGGCTGTATTTGACGAACTCACCTCAGTAATTCGTAGGGCGTTCACTCCATATCTTACCGTACAATTCGGCCAAGCGACGCCAGGACTATCCGCGTTCTTTGCTAATGCTGAGAGGGTGAGTGGTGGTATCTCTCAAATCACCATCCCTGTCCAATACCAAGAAATGGTATCATTCTCTTGGGCTGGATATGACGCATCTTTTGATCGTCCTACCAATCCTGTTGGAATTACGAATGCCCAATTTGACGTCAAACTCGGTATGGTTCCGGTATCATTCCTTGGAATGGAAGCGGCGGTTAGCGCACAACACACCGTAGTCCCGTTGATGAAAGCACGCATGGCGGGTGTTAAACGTGTCTCCATGACCGTGATGTCACAAGCAATATTCAACAATGATTACACCACGGGTATCTATGGCGGTGCTGCGAAAGATCAAATTGTCGGCGGCTTACCAATGGCGTTGGACGCTGGTGCTAGTGCTGTAGCATATGGTGGCATCACACGCGCATCCGGTGTCGCAACATGGTGGGAAGGCCAAAAATACGCCACTGGTGTTGCAGTCAATTCCAACGCACGAGCCAATCTCGCTCAGATGCTTGTGAAAGCCACGCATTACGCTGGTGGTGAGACACCCAATGTTATCTTCCTATCAGCGCAAGATTGGGCAATCGCCGCTGGTGATTGGATTGGAACTGAGTCCCGTCAGTTGGTCCCAGGAGCGTCATTCGCTGGTGATATTGCCAACGCTGGTTTCACCGCATTATCAGTATGCGGAGTTCCTATCTTCTATGACCCATTCATCCCCGTCGGCAAAGCGTACATGGTGAATACGAAGTACGTGAAATTGTACGTACACGATGATTTAGCATTCACCTTCACAGGTTTCTATTCCATGGTGCCGAATGGCCAAGTTGGTTATGTCGGTGTGATGTTGCTCGGATCAGAGTTCGTGTGCGAAAAACCATCTTCATCTCTATATCTATCTAACGTTACTGGCGGCGCTGGTTGGTAAATAAAGGACGCAAGTAGATGACAAATCCCCCATTCCCGATTACCCCTGGTGTATCGATCGGTGCAGCGCCTATTGGCATTGGTCAATCTGTAGCATTCGGTGCTGCTGGTTCTCCGTTCGGTGCAGTTACTTCTACAGGCAATCTAACCGATGCGACGGTGTTAATCTTCCCACGAGGATTATACATGGTTGAATACGCTGCTAAAGTCGGTATCGAGGTTCGTGCTGCTGGCAGTGGTTCAACTTGGGTAAATCTCGCCAATGGAGCATGGCCTGGTGGCATCGTAGCATCCGATGGATACAACGTCCGCATCCGCAACATCACCGATACTGCTACAGTGTCCACTAGCTACTTCGCAGTTGATCCAAATCTCGTTTAATAAAAATGTCGTACGATGGCTATAATCGACGATTACGTACTAGGAACGCGTCGTGTTCTGAATGATGTTAGCAAACGCAACATCGTCGATGATGCGGAGATTGTCGATTATGTCAATGAAGGAAGGGATACAGTAGCTGAATTATCTCTCTGTTGTAGAGAGCTGATTTCCTCCACATCTACCCCCTCCATCACGTTCATCCCAAATAGTGAGACGATAACACTCGACACGCGTATCATATCCGTGTTCGAGGCATCGCTCACTTGGTCATCTACGATTAGATACTCATTGAAACCAAGAACATGGGCCAAATTCTCTGCCGTAGAACGTTCTGTGCCGACATATAAGCAAGCACCTACGAGTTTCTGCAATGCCTTTGGAAAACTATGGCTCTTTCCAATACCAGACATGTTCTATGAATGCGAGTTCGAATGTGCTATATATCCACTTCCACTAGCTCTTGGAAGTTCTGCGGATGATGCCATCCCCATTCCATTTCGCAAGGCAGTGAAGTTCTTCGCCGCTGAACAAGGATGCATAAGAAATTCTGAAGACGCGCGAGCGGAGAAACTAAATGCGCGTGGACGGATGCAATTGATTTCGAGTAATAAAACACGCAATCCGTACCTAACATCAAGGTAATGGTATCGTGCCTAGTTACCGTGAATGGTTTGGATCGCAGACTAAACTAAGTCACAGCGCACTAGACGTCACACCTACGAATGGATTGGATACCAAATCCGCCAGAACCGCAGTTGGTGCTAACTTCGCGTCGTGGTTATTAGGCTTCCATCCTGAAGGTGATCATAAGATCAGCACCATCCCTGGCCCAACAGCGGAAGCGTATGTGGTGTCGGATGGTGATATTACGTCGTTCTACCATTTCACCATAAACCAGTCTAAATACGTCGCCATCGTAACCACCACTGGCGTGATATATATATTCGATGCGATATCGGGTACATCAATATCATCCATCAAGCATGATTGGATTGTTACCCCTGCCTTATTGTCATGGATGGCCTCTCGTCTGCTCGTTCTCACCTCTGTTGGACTGTTATGCTGGAATGGTAAAACATGGTCACTTCCTTCGTCAGTAGCGCCTGAATTCACCGTCACCAACGTAGGTGGCGGATATTCCACACAACCAACAATGACAGTTAGTTCCGGTACCGCTACTGCTAAGCCATTGATGGCGATACGCGCGGTGACGATAAATGCCGGTGGCACGGGATACGTTGTCGGAGATGTGGTAAGTGTCACCACTGGAACAACCGCAGTGGGACTAGCGCAAGCGCAGTTGTTAGTCACCACTGTATCAGTAGGCGTGGTCACTAACGCAATTGTTCTTAAAAACACGGAATACTCAACACTCCCAACATCCCCCGTCGTTACGTCGGGAGGAAGTGGAACTGGGCTGAAGTTCACGTTCACATACGATGTAGTGGATATCGAATTAGAAACATCTGGCATTGGATATGATCCTAGCACCCCTCCAACATGGACGTTCAGCACGGGCACGGCCGCTGCTACGTGCGTAGTGATGCCGACGGGATTGTTTGGTAAGGATATGGAGGTATTCCAAGAACGTCTATGCGTGATAAGTGGACGCGCACTGATTTGGTCAGCTCCTGATAGTTACGTAGACTTCTCCACAGGTAATACTGGAGGATTAGCGATATCCACCGATCCGTTGATGCATGAGGAGTACAACGCAATTGTAGCATCCGTAGGGTATCTATACCTCCTTGCGGAGGGTTCTGTATACATCATCTCTGGATTTTATCCAAATCAAGCAGGTACCGCATACGTACCTGATTTACGTGCGATATCCCACAGCAATGGAACTAGCTACAGAGACTCCGTGATCGCTACAGATAACATAATCCGGTACGCTAACGAAGATGGCATATACGCCATAGAAGGCGCACAAGTTGCTAAGGTATCGACACAATTAGATGGATTTTACAAAACCATTGTACGCTCAGCGGGTGCGATGGTACTTCCTCCGATGGCGTGTGAGTTTGAACTAAATGGGGTATTGTGTGTTGGGTTTCTATTTAAGTATAATGACGGACAGGAGGATAGCTCAATCTTAATGATAACAGACGGGCAGAAATGGTTCGCTGACTCACAGGCAAGTGACATGACATGCGTAGGGTCGTGTCACATCATAAACCCAGTTAAAACTGCGCATTACGCTAGCGGAAATGACCTCTATATGATGTTCCAAGACTATGACACGCAAAGAGATCGGATCATCAAATCTGGTCTATCATCGGAAGCGTGGTTCTTGTTCCGTCGAAACATGGATGCTATTGGATTAGTCCTTGGAGAATACACCAATCAACATGACACCGATTACATAGATATATATGTAGATACCGAATATCATTCAGACCGTGAAGGCATTCCAGATGCAAAAGCCGCATTACAATTCATAACCGATGAGGGATTGATATTACGTTGGTTAGGTGATGTGACATTCGATTTCTCTACGCCTAAGACAGTGCTATGGAAGAAGATTGAGCAAACAGGATATTTCCTAGGCGCTACGCTAAAAACAAACATCGCTAACGGTGTAATCACGCATCTCGGCTTCCAGTCCTCTCCGAGTTCTGTAATGGTGTCGTGATGGCTGATACGAGATTAATCGATCTACAGAAAACAGAACTTACCGAACAAGGAGCGCTAAATCATTACCAATTACACATCGATACATCAATGTTGCTAAACATCCTTCGTCATGGCAGCATAGGACAGGTCCTAACCCGTACTGGTCCTGGGCCGTATGACTTCAAATGGGTATGAAATAATGCCATATCTCATAACCGGATTGCCTAGATCGCGTACGGCGTGGTTAGCAACGGTCTGCAACGCGGCGACGAATACGATTTGCTATCATGAACCAACTAGGAATTGGACCAGTTGGAGGCAGATTGCATCAATATACGATGATGACGCCACCGCTGGCGTAGCGGATAGCTTGCTTGCTTTATATGTCGAGCAGTTGTGTTCCATGTACCCCACACTCCGCGTCCTTGCTGTACTACGACCTATCGAGCAGGTGCGTGACGCCTTAGACGAGATTAAGGCATATCATGAAGGTTACAATAATGCACTTGGCGTGGCATTGTCCAAAATCGCTACGCATTCATCAGTGTTATGCGTTAACTATGACAATCTAGACGATATCAACATTGTAATAACATGTCTGGAGTACATAATCCCGCACGTGGAGATACACTATCACAAGCTTGAGGAATTGATGTATCTGAACGTGCAACAAACTGCTGATACAATCAGTCGGTGTTCGAAGGGGGTATCACCAAAGTTGATTAAAGAAATCATGGAGCGGATATCATGGCGATAATCACCGCAGGGATTATTGGCGCCGGCGCTATTGGCGGCGGCTTACTTGCTGGAAAGGGAGCGAGCGCATCTGCTGGCGCATCGAAATCTGCCACGAAGGCGGCTAAACAAGCATATAAGCTCGCTCCTCGTATTGGTGCGTATGAAACACAGTTTCAAGACTACGCGCAACAATTCAAGGATTTATCCTCTCAAGTAATGCCGATCGCACAGGCGGGATCAGCGCAGGTTCAACAAATCGCAGGTACGTTAGCGGATATTGGAGGCACTGCGAAGGCTCAATACGAAACATTATCCGCGCCATTAACCACTGGTGTATTACCTGGTCAATGGGAGAGTATATTACAACAGCATCTAGCCGCCGCCAAAGCACGAATGCAAGCTACGTATTCCGCCGCGGGGATGGGACGATCCACTGCTGCCGCGTCCGATGCTGCGGTATTGGAGAATATGTCATTCGAGGAGCGATACAATGTCGCTAAGGACATGTTCACACAATCAATGCAAGCAGCGATGGTATCACTAAATGCACTGAACTCTGCGGGCAGATTTGATATCGCATCTGAGGAAATGTTAATGGGGGGACTAACGACTGAGAGCGGGTTATTACAAACTGCGATGGGAGCTACGACGGAAGCTAGGAATTCATTGGTAGCGGAAGCTAATACGTATTTAGGAGCAGGAAATAGCCTAACAAGCATATACCAACAAGCAGCCAATGAACAACTAGCTCAACAGAACTTCATGGCGGAGATGCTGAATGCTATGAATAGCGTGGGCCCATTATTTCCTAATGCAACACCACAAACAGCTTTGTCATCCTCCGCAGCAAACACTTCATACGTAGGTGGGTTCGCTCCTGGTTCTATGGGAGCGTATTCATCCATGTTCGGTGGCGGATTGTATTGATTACTTATCTAACACGGTGTTATATCCATGCCTGAAGATGCCGATTACGGTGATGTACTTTCCTCTGCAGCGGGGGATGCGGGATCTGTGTTATCTCAATCCCAGGCAACAGTATCGGAGTCTCTACGCGCATACCCGACTGAGATGAAGGATTTAGAACAAGCCTACGGAACTGCAAAGGAGCGTTATCAGAAAGCAACTGATGTCACTTCCGGTATTCAATCACCAGCATTGGTTACTCCACAAACGCCTACATTAGGAGTGGATTACAAAGAAGGCAAGTGGTTCGATATCGCAACGCTGCTAGCAATGATAGGTGCATCGGCGGTGGGAGCAAGAATGCGCCCGGCATTGATTGCTGCAATTGGCGCACGCAATATGTATTATCAAGGTAAAAATGCCGAAGCGCAGCAAAAGCAGTTTGTCTATTCTATGCAAATGAAACAGGCGTTGGAGATAAACAAGCAAGCGATTGATACTTACAAATCAGTACTAAACGCCGCTAACAAGAATGCGAATGAGAAGTTGCAGGAAATAAAGATTGTCGCACAACGAATGCGGGACCGTGCTATGATCCTTGCAGCAGAACAACGGGGATTGCAAGGCGCGGCAGCACATGTTGGTACATTATCACGTGCTCAGGGGTATTTAGATAATACCCAATCGCAGATAGAAACGCGGAGGGAGAAGCTATTACTAGACCGTTTAAAAGCACAAGGACATGGTGAGCTAACCGCATCGGAGAGGTTGAAAGCAAGGAATGCGGATACGCAATTGCAATACCTATCATGGGCTAGCCAAGAAATTGGCATCGATCTTCTTGGTTCCTTTACAGCTGGGAACACCGAACCACCACCAGAATGGGATGATAAAAAGAAGGCCCTATGGGGTGAGGCTTTGGAAGTGTATAGGCAATTTAAGAAAAATCCATTCTTTACAGATGTCATGACATCCGCACGTGATGCTGGCGATATGGGCTCTATGTTCGGCAAGCCATCGCCAGGACGCGCATCGGATGATAGAGATAGGCAGGAATTTGCAAATAAGTTAAAAGCACTAGGATGGCCGGATGATCTGGTATCGGTAGCGTATGGAGTAAGCACTCAAGAAGGTGGCGCGTCATCCGTCGGTGACGGAGGAACGTCATTCGGATTACTTCAATTACATGACGATCCGAGCAAGGGGGTATATAGGAGGACGAAATTCTTCAATTGGGCGCGTGATAATAAACTAGATCCGCATTCAGGTGAGACGCAAGCGGTGTATTTGGATTACGAGATGAAGCATGACTTCCCACAGGTGTGGAATGCATTAATGCGTGCGGGCTCAATGGAAGAAAAGAATAGGATCTGGGTAGATCAGTTCCAACGCCCACGTACTCCATATTATGCCGAAAGTCTAGCTGCGGCTAGGAGACATCGTGGATATCAGGCATTGCCAATCGCAGGTAAGAAGAAGGAAGAAGTGAAAGGCGAGCAGGAAAGGAAGACAGCGGAAGAGAAGGAGATAATCAAAGCCGCTGCGCCTACTACACAAGATAAGCAAGTGTACGCAAATCGCCAGAGGTTATTCGCGTCGATTGATGGTCTCAGAGAATTATTGAAAAGCGATCCATCGTTCGTAGTCGGTAAGGCAGGTGTTATCGGCTCTACCATAGGTGGGTTGGTGGGTAAAGTGGCTCCCACAACAATCGGCGAGAAAGGCCAGGAATTCCAACAGAAGATAACCGAAGTCGCGCAACGGTTGCGTGATTACTTACGCACGCGTAGTCAGATGGGAGAGACGAAAACGGTCGATGAACGCGTGAATGCGTTACTGCCCGGTTACAAAGGTTGGACACCTACCAATCCGAAGAAGATCATTAGCGCACTAGATGAATTGGAACGTTGGGCAAAGTCAGAAGAGGAGACTGATAATCCCATGCTACGCAAGGCGTATGGAAAAGGAGAAAGCACGCCTGAGCCGTCTAAAGAGGACGTACGTGCCGCGTTGGTTGATATCAGTGGAAGACTAAAGCGCGGTGAGATTACACAAGATCAGGCTATAGAAGAAGCGGCTAAATACGCCGCATTAGCGAAGAAGTATGGACTGCGTTAATGAATGGCGAATTTTCCAATCTATTTAGAGAAGAACCGACAACTCCCACTACGAGTGGTGGAGAGTTCGCTCATCTATTCAGAGAAGCAGAGACGCCACGCTTATTTGAACATGACATTGAAACTGACATAGATCCGTCCGAACTCATAGACCCATCCAGGCTTACACCCGCAGAGCAAGAACGGATTAGAACACGTGGGCATTTAATCGACTTCCAAGATGTAGGCGCTCCCTGGTCGCCATTATCCCATCCAGACGGATTGTCATTCCGTCAACAAATGCAGTTGGAAACCGCTGAGACCACGGAAGGGAAGCGCCAACGATTTGCGGAGATGAAAGAGGGATTGGCTAAACATGGAATGTCGTTCGTAACCGTTACATATGACGGACAGAGAGTGCCCGCTATATTATCTGAGGATGGAGCTAGCGCCATCCCATTAACGCCTGGCTTCTTTGCTAAATACGCAAACAAAGCAATAGACGTATTGCCTCCAGTAGCAGGCGCTGCCGTATCAATCGCGGCAGGACCAGCGACGTTAGTATCAGGTGGAATAACCGCCGGTATGGGTTCTGCTGCCGGTGAAGTAGGTAGACAGATCGCACGAGGGATGATTGATCCCAGGAATGTACAGCCTGGTGATTTCGTCACTGACGTGGCCTCTACTGGTGTTGAGAACTTCGCATGGTATTGGGGAGTCGGTAAGATAGCAGATATTGTTAAAGCCGTAGCGGGGTTATCTCCGATAGAAGCAACGAAGGCTACCATTGCCGGCGCCAGGACATTAATAAATGATCCTAAAGACACCATACTAAGCGCCATGTTGAGTCCTACCGGGAAGCTAAGGAAGCTGGCGGAATTAGTTCGTGGCATATTTCCAGGAGTTAAAGAGCCTGCCGAACTAGCAGCACGTCAGCAATTGGCAAAAGAGGGAGTACCAACCCTATTACCAACTTCCGGCCTCCACTGGCTACGTCAGATGGTGAGAGACACCACTAGAACGGAGCCATTCTTAACAGAGTCAAGACGAGCGTCGCAGGCCTCATTAACAGCGTTAATGCAACGATTTGGTAAATCACCGGAAGAGGCAAGCGATTACGCTCGTAGCATGTTAGAAGGCGTTGATCCTGGTGAGGCATTCCGCGTTGGTGCGTCCATCGTAGGGCCGCTGAAAGGAGAGATGGAGAACCTAGAACGTATGCTATCTCGCACAAGTCCCACTATGGACTTTGGTAAGCGCTTGGGCGCGGCAATAGATGACATTGTTACCAGGTTTAAGAAGGACCTCGGTGAGAAGCCATTCGAAGGATGGCTAAATGATGTCGATGCGCTACTTACATCGAGAGGGGTAAAATTAGATCCTAACATCGTTCGGGATAGAGTAGCGACGTTACGAGGAGAGTACGCCACTTCATTAGTTGGCAATCGTGTACGTTCATTAGGAAGTGATGAACTATTTCGTAGATACGGAGGGTTGCAAGATGTCTCATCTGTTAAGCAAATATATAACACGCATTCGGCATTAATGGAAGACATGACGAATAGGCGTCTCCTACACGGAACTAGTGAGCATGATGCTGGTGCGATTGCTGACTCTATGGATGAGATGATAAAAGATGGACTACGCAAGACGGGCCCAGAAGGGGAAACGCTAATACGAGAATTAGATCATATTCGAGATGACTATAGACACGCACGTGCGGTGTTTGACGAAGACTTGTATACGAAGGTGGCGAATGGCTATAAATCCGATTTGAATTTACCGCCGGATACCATTTCTAACATGATGTTGGCAGTGAAATCCCCTGACGTATTATCTCGATTGCGCTCGCAAGTACCACCGGACATATGGGCGATGGGACAGGATGCCGTAGCTGATAAGATGATCCGTGACGTGATGGGAAGGAGCGGTATGATACGGCCTGGGACATTGAGGAGTTACTTAGACGATAATAAATACAATCTTAATGCCATCTTTGGTGATGATGTTGTTAGTGGATGGCGTAAGACTGCAGATGAACTATTGCGCGGTCATATTAGTGCCCCGTCCATGAGAGAGGCAGAGGAGGGAGCGAAGGAAGTACGTGCATTAGATACGTACATAAGCGAAGGAGATAATATATTCTCGTTATTGAATAAACCAAACGAACGCGTTGCTAGTATATTGGCATCACCGGGTAGGCGAGCGTTGTTAGAACGTGTTATCAACCACTTCGGCGATACCTCGACACAGACACAGAACATCCGACAGATGGCTGTGCATCGAATAATCGAAAGCGCCTGGATACCAGAGAAGTATACTGGGAAGTTGGGGTTCTCGTCCAAAGCATTGAATAGGTCATTATCTGAATACACACGACGCGAACAAGAGTTATTATTCCCAGGTGAGTCGCTGGATGCAGTTAAGGACTTTTCTGTGCTATCTAAAATCTTATTCACATTTGCTGAGAATGAAGGGGCTGTAGGGCTAGTGAGTTCCGGGCCTATACGAGCGACGCTCCCTGCATCGTTACCGTTAGTAAAGATGCTCACGTGGATCGACGAGCTATTGGCCAGTCCTAGAGTAGCAGACTTTCTATTCGCTCCTAGTAAGAAGTCATGGTCAGAGGCATTGAAGGATCTGGCACCTAGCTTGCACGGTGGAGTGTCGAATGAATTAGCGGGACACTTATATCGCATATCCGCATTACTTAGTGCAGGATACACACTTAGCGATCTGGCGAACGATCAATCTAACACAGTGTTAGAAAGTGATGGCGGGCAAATCGAAGATTGATAGAGTACAGTCCAAGCTAGACTCATTAGCGATTGCGTTATTGGACAAAGCACGCGAAGAGGACGTAACGACTAGAGAGAAGTTACAGATATTCTCTAAAGTAGCCACGTATTATGGAATAAAAGGCAGATTGCAACAGTCCGATGAAGGAAATGTGTTCGATGACTATAAGGCTAGTGGAAGAGAAGCCGCACGAAACTCCAGCGGAGGAAGCGCCGACCCGTTCGGCTTTAACGATCCTATGTTCGATTTTGGCGACGAAGACGATGCTAATGCTAATGCTTCTAGCGGCGGCGGGACTGACAGCATATGTTCTGATCGAACCGACTGAGATGCGACTGATCGGAATGACGTTGTTCTATTCATTCTGCGTAATACCGTTAGTTTGGTTAAATCGTGTTGGAGTGTACACATAATGACAACTGGTATCGGTACAATAACCGGAACTGGCGTTATAGATCTCGGTAACAAAGCAGGGGCATTTCCGCTATTACTAAACGGAGCGGCCACCGTCCGTATCGTAGCGTCATTAGATGATGGCGTTACATTCCCTTATGTCGTATCTCGTGATAGCGCTGGCACCCCGTATGGCATCACTGTATCGGCATCTGCGATTTGTGTGATGATCGTAGTGCCATCAGTAAATGTGATGCGATTGGGATTAGAATGCACTAATTACGTGTCTAGTACTACATATAACGCTAACGGATAACATACAAATGGCCGTTCAAAGAATTCCCTCACAGCAATCAGTTGGCATCAGCCCGATTGGCACGCCCACTGACGGACAAACCATTGTATGGAATAACGCACGATGGGAGGCGGGTGATCTTGATAATACTACGCTCGCGGGAACTACGACGGCCGATCAGATATTGGGTACCGTCGCCACGCTAACTTACGGCGCAACTGTTAACGTCGATATCCAAGCCCAAGTTGTGGGTAAGATGACATGCACTGGTGATGTGGCATTTACGATCACCAACATTCCTACGAACAAGGCAGCGAGTACTACGCTTGTGCTCACGTCATCGTCAGGCACGCCGCATACTGCCACATTCTCCAATGGAACTGTCATTCCCACTGGCTCTACCTTCCCAATTCCGGCAAGCGGTGCGACAATCGATATAGTCATCGATTACGATGGCACATCGTTGATGATCTCCGCGTATTACGATCCTAGCTTGGCGCGCATTCCTAGCGGAACAGTTGGGCATGCCATAATATTAGGTAGTAACAAGGAGCTTGTTGACGCAACATTTGCGCCACAACCAATCGATGCCACGCTGACGGCATTGGCTGGATTAGATACAACAGCTGGCGTAGTTGTACAAACCGGAACGGATACATTCACTAAACGTACGCTGACGGCTGGTGCGGGCATTGCGGTCACTAATGGTAACGGCGCATCAGGTAATCCAACAATTAGAGCGGCATTTCCAATTAGAACCGTATCCGGTACGTCAGATACGCCAGATATAACAGACGTTGGCAAACGACTTCGATGCACAAGTGGTTCTTCAACAACCATTACAGTCGACTCCAATGTGTTCGCCGCAGAGGATTATTTCATGATTACCCAGATTGGCGCCGGAACAGTGTCGCTTGCCGGAACAGCGACTGCGACTGGGACATTTACATGGGGGCAATACAAATCGGCAATGCTTCATTTCACTAGCGCTTCAGCTTATGATCTTATTCCAGGAACCTAGATCATGACCACTTGGAACGTAACGACACAAAACCAACTCAATGCAGCGATTGCCGGAGCTGTAGGTGGAGACCGCATTGAAATTCACTCTGGAATAGATTACACGCTTACAATATCAGGCAAGAGTTACTCCAGCGAGGTTATCTTCACGTCTTATAGTACGATTGACAAAGCGCGCATCGTCGGTACCAATAATACCAATTACATCACATCTTCTGACCACATTACGTTAGATCATCTGATATTCATCAATAACGCCACATCGTTAGACAACAGTGGACGTGCCATTGATGTTACTGGCGGTACTTATCTAAAGATCCAGTATTGTATATTTGCTGGTCAGAACTATCCAACAATTCCAACGAGCTATGTGGACCTTCTGCATTGCGGGCGGGGGATTTATATAACGGACGCTAGTCATTGCGATGTACTAAATAATGAATTCCGTAACCTCGGCGGCGGAGCTGGTTTCTTTGGGCTTACGAACTTTAACCTGCTTGATAACGAATTTCACTGGCTTAGATATACCGGATTTTATGTCGGTCGTTGGAATACGGCCGTGGCGCGATGGAATATGTTTCGTGATTTCTTCCCATATGGTCCAGCGCAAGGAGGCACTGATCATCCTGATTGGATAACCATGTTTGAATACAATTACGACACTGATAGCGATGTCTATATCGAAGGTAACGCTTTCGTTACTCCGGGATCGTATCTTCTAATCCAAGATAATAGCCATGTAACGGAAGGATGTTTTAGTAACATAAATGTACGATACAACTTCCTGTGGTGCGAAGCGTCGCAACAGGAGATTTCTGGATTTAACCACGGAACGATCGATAACAACACTGTATTGGTCCCGGTAGGATACACGGTGAACCAATTCGGTAAGCTTACCTACATCCGTCCGAGCCCAGGCGGTAGTACCGGATCGTATGTAAGTATGCAAAACAACGTAGCCGGTGTTGTCTCTGGCGCTACCGGGCCATATGATATAATCGCCGGGAATGTACTAATCGGTAATTACGATATCTTCGCTCAGGAATATATCGGTAGCAATTTTGTGTGCGGTATCGGCTTCGAAGGAATGAACTTCGAAGAGTGCGCTCCAATTCCTGGATCATATTTACAACAAACAGGCAAGGGATGTTGGGAATATTGGGCTGCTAATGGGAAAATCCCAAAGGTCTACATCGCAGCGACTTTTCATCATGGAACCCCAACATCGCTGACAGTAGACTTCTCCCTTGGCGATTATACCGGTGGTGACGGAATTCCTGGTGGATCTCCCACTGTGTCATGGAGTTTTGGGGATGGTTATGTGGGATCGGGGAGTAATGTATCCCATACCTATACCGCCGGAGGTACTTATCTAGCAACGATGACCGTCGTCGATGCTGGTATTACTTATACCATGCGTAGAGCATTCTACCTGTGGTCACCGTTACGCTCGGATTTGAAATTCGATGGGAATTTAAATCAAACATCATTGGTCACGGCCCCTTCGCCTACTGGCACCTCGGTATACGTAGACGGTGTTGACGGCCAAGCGATTGATCTCACATCACATGGTAGAATTCTATGGTCTAACGCATCAGTGCTCGGCCCATCGTTGGATGTAACTTATTCTTTCGATTTGAAACTTATATCTCCTGGCGGCACAAATGGACGAATAATGTATACAGGGGGGTTGGAAGTTATCAAGGACACAAACCAACTAGCCACGGTTATGTCATCAAAGCATGGCATTATGGGCGAGCGATTGTATGTCGGCATCGATGGGCAATGGCGGCATGTGCAAGCGATGTACCAATTCTCTACGCATACATTGACTATAGAAATTGATGGCGCTGTCGCTGGTACGAAAGTAGTAACTGGAGGGCAATATGGGCTAGCTGGAGGACCGGACTTTCAAGTACCGTATTATAACGAATGGGTTGATTATTATTTAGATAATTTCCGAATTTGGGGTGCACTTGTCCCAACTGCGGATGAGGCCGCGCTACACGCGTCGCTAGGACCGGTAGTAGCCACGCCTAGATTGCGAAGAACTCGCCTTGGTATGTAAGACGGGCCGTGATTAATAGAATTCCTCCGATCGTATCGCCTGGTCCCCCTGGTCCTGGTGGTACTGATGACGCCGCTGTACATGTGGATGTTGGAGGCGAGTACGCAGTAATCCCGCCCAAGGCCACGCCTACTATGTCCGATGTCATATTGATAGAAGATGGCGCAGCTTCTAATGCGAAGAAGAAAACACCATGGCCTGATGCATCCAGGATCGCTAATACACCAGCGGGGAATATTGCCGCTATTACAGTGCAAGGAGCGATCAACGAGTTAGACACTGAGAAAGCATCATCCACGCATGATCATCACAGCATCTATTCACCAGAAGCACAAGATGCGGATGCAGGAACAGGCGATCCCGCGACAGATACAGCCGCTATTGCTGCATGCTTCACGGCTAATAATTACGTTCGTTTCACGGCTGGTAAGACTTACTACATCAATGACACAATCACTACTACCGATACCGGCTGCATAATCGAACTTGAAGACGGAGCGACGGTCTACGCCACGATGGCATATGGACAGATGTTCTTGCCGCAGAGTGGTATGACGATTAGAGGCTTAGGCAATCGTGATCGTTGCGTGCTTCACGGTGATCGTAATAATGCATCAGGAAAGGACGTATCGAAATCTTCAACTATGTCTACGTCAGTATTCGCTGCTTGGAATGATGGTTACGGATACGATCATGACGATCTTACAGGAATTCTAATTGAGAATATCACCTTACGCGAATTCAACAAGGGTAGTAATCAACCGTACGGTATTATGATCCTGGCAGGTTGTACAGCAACGTTCAGAAACATCTTCTTTGATGGCGGCGTGGAGCTAACTCTATGGACGCAAACAGGCACATACATCTTTGAACATGTAGAATTTGACGGAACTGGAGACATCACCGCTTCACAAGCTCTTAATTTCGTTGGCATAGGTGGTGAGGACGTCATTATACGGGATGCGCATTTCTATAATTGCACGCGTATGGCATTGGAAGGTGGTCCGGCTAAGCTCGTAGTCGATGGTTTTTACTACGATGGAGGTACGGCATCTAATTCTTACGTATTCTCCTTCCCGTTTCCTTATGATATGGTCGATAAGACTGTGCTCGTCCAGAATGGCACCATCATGAATTGGGATCAACCTATCGAAGTCGGTGGGGCGAGACAAATCTTCAGAAACTTGAATTTCATTGGAAATCTCTATACTGGCGGTGCGAGTTGTAACGATGCATTCACAATCAACAATTTCTCTGGACAAGGAACGGACGTAACAATTGAGAACTGTTCGTTCATAGAAAATCACCATTGGGCTATCGGTGCGTCTGGTGCTAAGTCTCTAAGAATAAAAAATTGCGGATTTATAAACGGTGGAGGGATTTCGCTAGACCAAACGAACGGGCTGTTCGATGAGGTGGTGATAGAAGGCAATGAATTTTATCAAAGTGACGATCAATGGGATATTGCCATCAATGGTCAGCTCGCAGTGATTGGGAATAGTTTAGTTGTAAGGAATAATAGATTTTCGTTCCATCCGCCATATACACCATACGGTGCAATACAATACGCAGCATTTTCGCTCACAGCATGGGCACCAAATACTCTCTATGTACCGAGTGGAAGTAACTCGCTATTTCGAACGAATGACGGCAATATCTACATCCTTGAAAGCTCAGGTACTAGTGCATCAAGCGGTGGTCCGACTGGAACTGGAACGCACATCCTAGATGGGACCTGTTACTGGAATTATTTTGCATCAGTAGCGAAGGGGGCAAGTGAGTATGCTCGTTTCGAAAGCAACAAGTTCGATATAACCAGCACTGGGACGAAGGCTATCCGTTTCGTCTCATCAGCTGGTGATAATAGCTATTTAATCGATAACGTATGCATCACGACAGAGGGAGAGGGCGCTATCGATCTTGGTGGCGCGGCTAATGTAACACTGGTACGTAATGAGACACGATGACCACATTACAAGAAGCTACATGCAAAGCGATCGTTTCCATATTTGAAACAAATCGCATTGAAGGCGATTACGGCGCAATCACTAACCTGATTGGCGATAATGATGGCGGATGCACATATGGACGATATCAATTCACGATCGCCAGTGGGTCATTGGAAGATGTAATTCGAGCATATGTTCGGCGCGTACCGCAATCACCATTACGTCTGTGCTTAGGTGGAACACAGATGATTTTGACAAAATTAGACAGAGCAATTCTACACAATCTTGGCCGAACACGTAATCCGGAGATGGTTGCAGCGCAAGAAGAAGTCAATGACAAGCACTACTGGCTTCCAGCGATCGGATGGTGTGATGATCACGGGATTAATGAAGCATTAGGTAATGCCGTGGTATATGACAGCTTCGTACATGGTGGTTTTGGTATTGTCCGTAAATTATTCCCTGAAACGCCGTCATCCGGTCCGAGGCATTGGATTAAAGCTTACGTAACCGCACGTCATAAGTGGTTGCAAGAGCATACGAATACGTTGTTGCATAAGACAGTGTATAGAATGGTAACCTTTGAACGATTGATTAGGGATAATAATTGGGACTTGAAATTACCAATCCATATCTGTGGGATTGACGTCACAAGAGGAGCGCTTGGTTATGACCGAAACGAGGAAGTTGCGGACGCTACTTAGATTAGGAGTATTGAAGATTGACAAACAAGGACGGATCTATAGTGTGAAGAACTTTCATACGAGACGGTCCGATGACGTCAGCTCAGCTTGAGGAACTGATTAGAGGGCACATTCAGCAAGAGAGTGTCGTCCGAGCATTAGTACTTACCATGATGACGTCATTACTTGGAATAGTGACGGCGTTATTGTTAATCGTTATTTCTACCAAGGAAGATATAGGACGATTAAAACAATCCACGGATATATTGATCAAGATGCATAATCTCGCAATCGTGGATGAGCCATGTCGTAAGGAGGCAATTCGTGGCAATAAATGATGAACATTCGCATGGATTTGATTGGTCATTAGCAGCGGGGTCATTATTGACATCCCTCATCATCGCAGGACAAGCAATCGAGGCAGGGAAAATTCCCAACATTCCTCCGATTGTGGGGACAATTGCCTCAGCACTTGCCGCTGCTGGATTGGCTGGATTGGGAATGCGCGGAAAGGTGAATAAGGAAATGTGAGATGAAGAAGTGCCGAACATGCGAATACTTCGTACGTGACGAATTGGAGGGGGAGGATGTGACTGGTACATGCCACCGGTATCCTCCTGACTTTGGCAGGACGGATTGTTGGACTGCCTTGGACGGCCACCTGATATGGCCAGCAGTCTATGGCCGGAGTTTGCCCTGCGGAGAATATAAGGAGAGCGGTGGTGCGTAGAAAGCTAATCGCAATTGTCTCTCTAATCTCAACGTCATGTGTACAAATCTCAGGTGACACCCCTTGTGGGCCTGTTGATTTCCTCTCGGTAGGTACGGTAGTCAGTGCGCCGAAATGGACATGCATTACCGACCATGGCATGCTTTCTGTGGAAGCGGCGACAAGCGATCAAGTACAGATTATAAAAGCAGTGGCTGATGCCATGGCTAAAGCGGCAGCAATCGCAGCCACAAAGTGAGGATCACCATGCCGGTAACTAGCAAGATCGTGTACGTCACATCTAGTGGAAGGTCATTCGACACAGAGCTTGCTGCTAAGAAGTGGGAAATTATTGAACGGTTAGCAGCGGTGCTCAAGGTGTCGAATGACCTTTCCGAGACTGTTCTCAGGCACTACGCGGCGGTTAAGCAAGCGTATGAAGCAATTGGTGCGTTAGGAACTTAGAAGAAGGTCTCGTCATCATCGTAGTCGCGATGTAGGTATGAGAGATAACCTTCCGTGAGTTTTTGATGTATTGATCTTAGCGTTTGCGCTTGTCTAAATGTCAACTTCTTGCCGTCAGCGATCCAATCACTGATAGACGCTACGAACCTAGCCTCCCAGTCATTTAGCAAATCTGTTCCTTGACGTGCGATTTCAGTGATGTACATGCTTGCTTCATCCGGGCTCATCTGTCCCTCCACTCTAACATTGATCCGTGTGGCGGCGTCCCTCTCCCCCGTACTCCTTGCGCGCCTGTTCATATAGATCCTCAGCGTCATCAGAGGCAGGCTCATACGTGCGTAAGAATATCGAATTTATGCATGGGTATTGCTCACCTGCAACGCCCGTAATCAACCAGTCCCCAACGTGTCCTATCATATCTCCTTCTAGCGTTCTGATAGTACACATTTGGTTGATGCGAATGGCCTCAACAACAACGGGCTTCTTCCTGAACTTAGCCATCTGCGCTCTTGCTCCTTCTTCTCTTCACCTTCTTGGCCCATAGATGCATCTCTAACATTGATCCGTGATGCGTTCTAGTTCTATATCGCCACATACAACGATCCGGATACCAGTCTAAACGATCTCCTAATAACATAGTGTAGAAGTGCCACGGTTGGGACATCTCCCATTGTGGATATTTCATGTGATATCTTACTCATTCTCCGTGAGCTCTCTGACTTCAAATACATGGCACCCGTCGTACATGCTCTGGCGCCAGCACACTGTCCAGAACGCTTGATTATGCTCCATGGAACGAACGATGGCTTTATTGCGTGCCCATCCCGACGTTGAAATGTAGTACTTTCTCGTTGGGTATCCAATTATTCCATCGACGCCTACATACTCATGCCACCCCCATTCCGTGCCTATCCACATACTTTTTATAAGGTCCATATACTCTAGCCAGTCTACATCTCGGTGGTTCTTTGTAGCCTCGCTTCCCCACTCTCTTATCACCCTTAGCTCGCCTCCGATTGCGTCGTCAGTCATAGCGTAACCTCCTTCAAATTGCTCCAACGGTGTGTTCCGTGTTCATCTGGTTCAGACATTTTCAAATCGACGGGGATGATTAATGGTCTCGTTTCTCCTTTCACATTCGTTATCATTATTTCCTTCTCAGCATGTTCCTTCATGATTGATAAGCATTTCTCCGCTACGGATATGAGAGCAATTCCTGTCAATGAGTCATGCGAATTCAATGGTATGAATGCCTTATCTCTAGGCCATCTGTCATCGTTCAGCGATCTATGCCACACGCTCTTAGTCCAGTCACCAATCGTGGATTGTGGATAGAACGCTACGATCATGGCAAGCTCATTCGGTTGTGGATCACCTAGGAGGATCAACTCCCTCCCATAGGCGTTACGTAGAAAGCCATATCCCAGTGCCTTTCTAGTCCTTGCCACCGCATCTGAAGTCCATTTCCACCATGCCTTAAGCTCTGGTGTTTCTCTATGTACTAACGCGTGAACGATCATTGCGTCCTCTATTGATATTCCAGTTCTCTCTGCGAATGTTGTTGGCATCATCACGTAGTTCAGTCCATGACCAGCGGACTTGCCTAGTTTGTATTGCGTATCTGACACTGTGTTATATTCTACATTGAATATCCTAGAAGCCAATGCTCTATGAGCGTTGTATGTTCCAGGATTTAATCTCGCCCTCTCAAAATCCTCAATCCGTGAGGGTATGTCCGCTCGCCATGCAACTACTCTCGCTTCCGCCTGTTGCCCATCGAAGTAAATGAAGCAACACCCATCATCGGCTATGAACTGCGATCTAGCACGTTTGGGCTGGTTCTGGAAATTGCCTCCGGTATTCCACTGATTTTCACCAGATGATAACCTCCCAGGCGTTGAGCGTACACCGAATTGCTGATACTCCGTGCGATAACGGTTGTCCTCATCTATGGATGCTTTGACATATGTAGATAGGAACTTGACCTCCCTTCTATACGTCAAGAATGTATTCAACAGCTCCTTGGCCTCCTGCGACACCAACGCATCGTCACGACTCAACCACCACGCGATGGTCCATTTGTCAGTACTGCGCCGCTCGTCACGTGTTCTGCGTATTGGTAGCTTCATCTCATCATAGAATATTCTAGCTAGCTGTTTAGGGGAATTCAATGTTTTGTTATTTATCTCAACGTTAGGACGTAATGACATTATGCGGTTTACGCAATTGGTGGTTAATTCCTCAATCTCCCGTGCTATCTCTACGTTGAATTTCGCTCTTTCATTTACATCTATCTTAACACCATACGCAGTCGCATGCGTGCAGATAGTGTTTACTGGCATTACATGATCGAAGAAGAAATTCAACAACTTACGATCGCGCAGTTCTGCCATTGTTTGTTCGTATATAATCCTAGTCAGCACCGTATCTTTCGCGTTGTATTCCCAATAGCTCTGTATGTCGTCAGTATGTTTCCAAGCAGTACCTTCGCTCTTGTAATACGGATGCCATGTATACTGTGAGACCATGAACGCAAGGGAATGTGGTAGCGTGGAATAGAGAGTATGATGTGCAAGTAATGTGTCATACCATAAATTCGGTACTTTGAAGCGATCTTTATACAACAACCAGTAGAAATCAGTGTTCGCGTTCTGACCAATTAGCCGAGCATTCTGTAAGGAATTGCTGAGAGCCAACCTAATTATGCGCTCTTCGTCGGGTGTCCATAGGCTCTGTTTGGTGTTACAGAATGGAATAACGATACCGCGTTCATTATCCAATGCAAGGCCGATGCAAGCCGTTTGTTTATTCCAGTGTTCAATGTCGATTGAGATCGGCTCTTTCGCCGCTTCGATCCTTGACATAAGTGATTTGAAATCCGGCATTGTCGTTATAACATCGCATTTGATGTCGTAACGTACCCGTCTCCCTTTCGTTAGGTCCTTAAACCGATTGAAATCTTTAATGATTATCGGCTTCAATAACGGATCGGCTAACACTTTACCTTCTGCGGTATCAACGGTACGTAATGCATATGCAGGCTGATATGTGATCAGACATTCATACTTACGCCCATCTTCCTCCATATCCACAACACTACCGCGCCAATTGGTTATTCCTACTTTATGTAGCAATCCTCTTAGCGGATTGGTCCCCATGCATAGAATATACTTAGCATTAGGAAGGCGTGATAATTCCAACCTCAATACATGCGCCCATAATGTTAATATGTTTGCGTCTATCTGCGTATCCTTATCCCCCTCATCTCCTAAGTATCGTTTTATTATATTCGTTGTATACACATGCTCCGGATCAATAGACAACCTTCGTAGCTGCGGCCACAAGAATTGCATCCCAACATATCCAGAGAATGGCACTTTAGTTTGTGCTTCAGTCTTACCTGGATAGTCGGATAGAATTACGATTTCAGAATTCACATCGCCTGATGATATGCATGATAGATCGCCCAATCCTAACTGAGAGGCGAATGATTGAATGTCATGGTGCAATGCTAATAATGTCATATCACACCTTCTTACCAGCAATCATTGGTACAGCGCATAAGGCACGTGACATCACGGATGGTGCATAAATCACATCAGCTTTCTTCTTTGCACGCGTTACGCCAGTGTAGAAGTTGTTTCGATACAGGATAAAGCGATGTGCATTGTCCATAACGAAGATAACTCTATCATACTCCGAACCTTGCGTCTTGTGTGTGGTTAGTGCGTACGCTAAGGCAACATCACATAGAGGGTAATCGGGACTGCGTTTGTACCTCGTATGTATTACAGGCGGCACGTACACATATTCGTCTCCGAATTTGATGATTATTGATTTATCCTTCTCGTCAAATTCCACAACGCGCCCGACCTCACCATTCATTATCCCTTCCTGTCCGATTTCATAGTTGTTCTTCGTCATTATGACTTTATCATCAACCTGCAATGCGACTGCGTGTTTATCATATGGATATCTCGGCAGTGGATGTCTCTCGCCCTCAGGACGTATCAATCGTTGCAGAACAGTATTGACTGCGAACACACCTAATGGACCACGGTTACCGGGGATGATGATTTGGTTGCTCAATGCGTCAAACTCGTTCAAATCCTCTTTGACGATGTCGCATAGCACTGATAATTGTGTTCCGGTCGCACGCATGGAGAAGTCTGGAAGGTGTCTAGGCATTCTTCCTTGTAGTATTAATGATCCATTTTCAACAATTCCGCTTCCCTCACCTTGTCTATGGATTATTTGCAGTTCTATTCCACTCTTCACCCCTTGCACTTCTCGATTTACCCAATGTACGAATTTAGATGGCTGATTAACCAATGCAGGACTTACTTCAATTGGTGGCAGTTGGTGTTGATCGCCAAACATTCGAAGATATCCACCTTTCGGAATAGCGAATATCAATTGTGTGTACAATGAAGCAGATAACATAGCCGCTTCATCTACAAGGACTATGTTGTACGACAATGGCCTGTCTTGGTTGCGCTTAGGTGCTCCCACTACTAGAGGCTTACCTGTTCGTTCGTCGATTTCACCAGGACGGGGGAATTCTAATAGTTTATGCACGGTTAATGCAGGAATACCAGTAGCTTCGGATATCCTACGTGCTGCTTTACCTGTTGGTGCGCATAAGACTGGGTTATGCCCTGCAGATTTGGCTGCTTCATATACAAGCCGCATGATACTCGTCTTACCTGTACCAGCACGACCAGATACGGCGATTATTCGATGATAGTGGTCGAAGGTGCAACAAAGCTCTACAGCCTGCTTTTGATACTCATCTAGTGCGAAACCGGTTGGATCGTTGCATTCCACTACGATTAATCCCTTTGTTCTCTCCTACCACTACATATAAGTTCATCTGTCGGAGCAAAGACAACGTGATATTCCAGCCATCCCTCTGTGCCTTCGATGTATCTACGAACATCATGCACAGTATCACACCACGTTACTTGCCATCCCAGAGCATCTCTTACATGAATTTCAAGTGGGCTGCTTTCTGCGAGTTTTGTAACAATGGCGATATGTAAACAGATATGACACAGCTGTTGTCTGGTTATGGTACCATCGCCATGCCAGTAAGAATTCCCTACGTACAACAATCTTCCGATACCACAGTTAGGGCATTTCTTATACGGCGTCTTGCGTGGTTGAAATATCGAACGGAGCATCGTCACATCTATGCCTTTACTCCGTTCTAAGATGAGGTGTGACATCTTTTAAGAAACACGCGCTAGGGGGTGGAGTACCCAGATGTGAACGCGTTTCTAATACTGTGTTATATCACGTCTCACTTACTTTACTAAGCGTAACCATGATGGCGTATATTTAGATGGAGAACGCGACAACGCATTATATACGCGCCGAACGTCATCGACGCTAAGGCTTTCGCTTACCATCGCCCTCTGCATTATATCTAATAGCGTGTCCGCATTCAGGCGTGCCGCGTCGTAGGCGCTCTGCACGAGATCGAAACTGACAATCAGCCTGTCTTGCATCATTTGCCTTCTCCATCATATCTACGATTCCATCTATAACACTCCGTATCAATGCTCTAACTGAAGTCCTTCGTTCTTCCGCTATTCGCCTAAGCGCTTTATGCGTCATCGCTGGTAGCGTTAGATTGATATTGACGCGGCTACCGCTAAATGTCTGACGTAGAGCATTCCGTGGTAGTCGCATCAACATCTGTTCCTTCTTATTCGCTGCCGACGGCGCGTTTCAACTCAATACTATACACGCCGGGCTCCCTCGACGCTCGGTTATGCAGACGGAAGAATTCAATCCCGTATGGTCGGATCAGCTCACGGCCTGCCTCATCTGCGATTGCCTCGACCCGCGCATTCGTGACGGGTGTACCGTCGCTGTCCGTGATCCGCAAGTATATGATCACCGGGTGAAATACCTTCGTCCGGCGCTTCCGTTCCGCTCCTGGATTATCAGCTACGGTTTCGTGCTTCGTCTCGACATTCTTTCTCAATGTGGAAACTCCTTTCTAAGGGTGGCCTAACAACCCCTAACGTAGCAGCGCGTTCTCATTTAGTCAACAGGCGAAATGTTTGACACTTGCAATTGGTCCTCTCCTGAGAGGTTCTTGCCATGTCGTACAGTTGCTCTGGTGACACGGCCTTCTAACGTCTTGAGAGCCTCGTCAGAGACGAAGCAGTGACCCCCTAGCGCCTCTCTGGGAGCACACTCAGCGGGAGATACCAGCTTGTCGAAGGACGCGCCGAACGCCTTGAAAACGTTTCTTATCGCAGTGACACCGGTACGCCAAGGCTTGCTAGGGTCATAGCCGAATGAGATATTGGCCGCGTAGCAGACAACT